CGATTGCTCCAACACCGTAGCCGCCCGGGCCGCCGATGCCCACCGACTGTTGCGGGATCAGCATGCCCCCGAGCATGTAGGTCGCGCCCGTGATCTGGGTCTGCACCACGCCGTAGGGCCCGGCGCCGGAGATGCCCGAGGTGGCCGGCCGGTAGGCGGTCACGAAAGCCTGCATGGGCAGCAGCAACGAGCCGTAGCCGCCGGCAACACCGTAGCCACCGGAGGCTCCAGAGCCAGCCGGCATGTTGTTGACGATGACATCGGCGTCGCGCGAAGCTGCGGTAGCTCCGGTAGCGATGTAGCTTGTTGCACTCGCCGAAGCCTCGACCTGTGCACCCCACAGATACACGCCGGAAGCTCCATCGCCGAGGTACGTCGGAGCGAACGCATTCAGGCCAGTCGAAAGACGCAACTGAACACCGGCGGCCGATGTCGTTGTCGGAGTCGCCGTTAGGCTGCACCGCCACCAACCATTGCCAACATACTGAGCTCGCACCGTACCTGGTCCGGTGACCGCAGTCGCGCCAGCAACCAGGTCGAAAGACCCGATGATGTTGACGCCGAAGGCGCTCACGGTCAGCACGAGCTGGAAGTACCGCAGCCCGACTGCTGCCTTAGCGTAAGCGGAAGCGGTATAGGGCTGACCTGCCGTGAAGATTGGCGTTTGACCGATGTAGTGACCTGCTGTCGCAGCCGCCTCTGCAAGCATGCTGGCGGTTGACGTCCCGTCCGGCGCGCTGCTCGCGTTGGGCGTGACAAGTGCACTCGCGTTCACCCAACCAGTGGCACCAAATGCGGACGAGTTGATGACTTGGTTTGTGGTCGCGCTCTCGATCAACAGACTCGACGGCGCCGACAAATTTGCCGGGTCGTACGTGTAGCGCGGCGTGTTCGGCGGTGCGACGCGCAGCGTGCCCGTCGAGTCGTAGTAGGTCGCCGATGCAGCGCGCGAGACAGCGACCGCGGCGCCATAGGCTCCCGTATCCGCGGGCCGTGCCGGCTCGAAGACGATCGGCGCGCGTCCAGTCAACTGAGTCAGGATGCTGATGACCGCACGGCGCGTGACGCGCTCGCGGAAGATGTTGATCAGGATCCGCGAGCGGAAGCTGGCGTCGGTCTGGTTCGCCGCCCGCGTCAGGTTGCTGCCGAAGAAGTCGGCGGCGATCAGATCGAGGAAGCCGTCGGTGGCCGTGCTGATGCGCGTCTGCAGGCGCACGTAGGCCAGCACCGAGTAGCCGAACGCGAGGATGTTCGCCAGGCCCAGGAGCAGCGCGTCGCGCAGCGGCGAGAGGCCGTTGAGGAACCAGCCGTGAGGGATCAGCTGGCGCAGGCGCGATTGGATGTCATTTTGGTCACCGGTTGCCATGCTGTCCTCAGGTCGTCGTGAGCGTGCCGCACTTGATGGCCTGCAGCGACGTCGCCGTCAGGTCGGCCGTGCCGCCGTTCAGCGTGATCGCGGTCACGTTCGAGACGCCCGGCGACGCGCCGTAGGCGATCAGCGCCAGCCGGCTGTAGGGCAGCGAGGTGCCCAGCGGCAGCGCGTTGATGTAGGCCGTCAGTGCGGCGTTCACGAGCGCCACCACCGACGAGTGCACGTAGCCCGCCGCGGTCGTCAGCGTCATGGCAACGTTGGCGGTGACGACCACCGGCGCGAAGACGCCGAAGGTCGATCCGATCGGCCGCACCGCGTCGATGGCGTTCGAGATCGTCGACAGGAGCGTTCCGGACGGGTGCCCGCTGCCGTCGTCGACGACCGCGAAGAAGTAGCCCAGCTGATAGACGCCGCCGTAGGTCTGATCCTCCGTGATCGTCCAGTTCATGCCCTGCTGCACCGACGCGATCGCGTTGGCAACCGCCGCGCGCGTACCCTTGGACAGCGCGGAGATATACAGGACGAAACGCGCGCGGAACGCGGCATCGGTCTCAGCGTCGGCGCCAGTCGTGAAACCCAACGGGTTGGTCACCGTGTCGACGCCCACCAGCGCGCTGCCGATGGTGTTGATCAGGCCCGCGACCGCGTTCCCGGCGGCGGCGGCTGACGTCGACTGCACCGTCGCGGTGATGCTGGAGATCCCCGCGCCCATGACGTAGGCGCCGAGCGTGGTGCTGTAGGCCGCCTGCCCGGTGTCCGCGATCACCGTGTACTTCTGAGAGCCGTCGGCGGTCTGGACGATGGTGCCCAGCGGGATCGTCACCTGCGCGCCGGCGGTGAACCGCGCGAAGGTGACCGAGCCCGTCGCGGCCTGCGCGGCCAGGCGAGTGAAGTTGTAGTCCGCCGCCCAGCTGTCGGCGTCGGAGCCGCTGCTGGTGGCGAAGCGCGTCAGCGACGCGATTTGCAGCGCGATGCCCTGCAACCAGAGCATCATCGCGCCCACGGCCTCGACGACCGATCGCAGCACCGACCCGACGGTCATGTCGACCAGTTGCGACGCGGCGCCCTGGATCGCCGCGACGGCGTTCGAAACGATCTGCGTGAAGGTCTGGGTCTGGATGGCCATGAAGTGCTCAGTTGGAGACGTTGAAGCTCAGCACGACCGGCGTGTTCGTGGCGGCGTCGTTGTAGGCGATGGTCACGGCCAGCGCGGAAGGGTCCGTCGGCGCTTGGGTCACGGTGATCTGCGGCGGCGGCGTCTTGGCGACGGCGCTCTCCAGCAGCAGGTGCGCCTTGATCAGCGCGGTGATCTTGCCGACGTCCATCGGCTGGCCGACGTAGGCCGGCAGGCCGGCGCCATAGTTCGGTTGGAAGACGTAGTCACCCGGATTCGTGAGCAGGCGCCGCAGCACGCGCTGCTGACCGAGCAGCGTCCCGTTGACGGTCTGGAGATCGCCCGTCGGGCCCGTCGAGACGTCGCTTCCCCAGTAGTGAAACAGGTCGTTGATCAAACCGGGCCTCCGGTGTTGAAGGTGCCTGTCGAGACGCCGCTGTGTACGTGCGTCTTGCCGGACTTGCCGGCGAAGGTGACGTCGGTCGTGCCGACGACGTTGGGCGCCGTGATCGTGCCGCTCGCCCCGAGATTGCCGTTCACCGTCACGTTGCCGTTGATGGTGGTCGCGCCGGTGATCGTGGTAGGCGCGGTAATGCTGGCCGCGGCAGCCGTCACCGCCAGGTTGCCGCTGACATTGGCGGTTGCCGCGCCCGAGATGGTCGCCGTCATGTTTCCGGTCACGGAAGCACTCAGATTGCCGCCGACGCTGACTGAGGCGTTGCCGGGGCAACTGACGGTGATCGTGCCGTCGCCGTTCAAGTTCACCAGACTGCCGGCCTTGTCCTGCAGCAGGATCTGCCCGGCGTCGGTTAGCTTGGCGAAGCTTCCGGTGGCGTGCACCAGCCAGAACTCGCCGCTGGGGACGCTGAGCGGCCGGTCGATGTCGTTGTAGAGCCGGCCCTCGACAAAGCCGGCCTCGAGGTCGCCGTTGAAGAAGTGCACCGCGACCATGTCGCCGACTGTGGGCGCCGCGAACATGCCCCAGCCGTTCCCGATCCAGGGCGAGCACAGCGGCAGCCAGCCGGTCAGGATCTGCTCGGACTGCAGCTGCACGCGCACCGAGAAGTTGGCCGGGTCGTAGCTGGTGATCAGCCCGACCGACTCCTGCCGGCGTGTGCTGGCCTCGCGCTGGGCCTGCAGCCGCATCGCATTGAGCACCGGATTCATCATCACGTCGCCTCGTTGTCCGGGCTGCTGTTCTTGGCCGACACCGTCATCCGGTAGCCGTCGTCGAGGCTCATCGAGCGCACGATCTCGGTCGGGAAGTAGTTCTGATCGAAGGCGGTGCCGGTTCCCTGCACGCGCAGGATCTGCTTCGTCGTCAGGAGGCCATCACCAGGCATGTCGGCATGCACCTTCATCTCGTGCGCCACCAGCAGCCGGTACTTCTGCTCGGCCAACTGCTGGCACTGCACCGCGGTCTTGCCGGGCGCGACGGTGTAGCTGTAGCTCTGGACGCCGCCGAATGGCGACGCCTTGCCAGCCTGGATCGCCTTCGCTTTGGTCGGGTAGGACTCGATCACCGGCACCTTCTTCGTGATGCTCGGGCTGCGCACCGTCACCGAGATGCCCTTGGCGATCGTCAGGCTTCGCGAGAAGCTCAGCGCGATCGCGTTGCTTTGCGGCGAGCCGATGGTCGAGTCCGGCGCCTGCCAGTACAGGAGGTACGGCTCGCTGCTCTCGCGCGTGTCGGGCTCGAAGTGCAGCTCCTCGCCGGTCACGTAGCAGACCATCCCCTCCTCGCGCGCCAGCCAGGTCAGCAGATCCCACTCGCTGCGGTCGGCCTGCATGCGCACCTGGGAGTGCTTGTAGAGCGTGCCCGCGGTCTGAGCGGTGGCAGTGACGACGGGCGTCAGGCCGTGCGACTGGGCCAGAAGCGTGGCGATGTCGCTGGAGCGCTGGTTCTCGTAGAGGCTCGTGATCTTGGCGTCGATGAAGACGGCCGTCAGGTCGCGGCCCGTCAGCGTGAGCATCGCCGCCACCGGGTTGATCTCGACGTCGTCGACGCGCCCGTAGATCAGGCTGACCAGTTCGGACGGCGTCGGGTGAGCCGGGTCGGCGGGGAAGCCCGCCATGATCTCGACGAAGAGCTGCGTCTGCGTCGAAAACCAGTTCGCGTCCATCGCGGCGGGCAACTGCGACATCGCGAACGACACCCGGAAGGTGTCCGCCTCGTAGTAGGTGTTGCTAGTCACCTCCCACGAGATCCAGCCATCCACCGAAGCGTTGGTGACGGCCGAGGCGTTGTTGCCGGTGCCGCTGGTCACGCGCACGATGGCGCGCGGCGCCCGCCCAGCGGGCACGGCCGGGAAAGCGTTGAGCATCGAAGGGCCTTCAGGAACTCAGGATGCCGGTGGTGCTGCCCACGACCGGCGGGATCTGCAGCACCTTGGTGCCCTGGATGAACGGATCGGTCAGACCGTTGGCCTGCGCGATGCCGGTCCAGGCCGAGGCTTCGCCGTACTGCTGCTCGGCGATCTGGAACAGGTTGCCGCCGGCGGTGGCCACCGTGCGCGGCGACGAGTTGGCCGAGCCGAGGTTGCGCTGCATGCGGCCCAGGATGCTCCCGAGCGTTCGCAGGTTGCTCAGCTGCGTCATGGCAGCGACCTGGGCGCTCATCTGCGTGGCCGAGGTCGCCGTGGGCGCGCCGGGCACCAGGCCGCCGAACGCCGTCGCGCCGGCGATCGTGCTGGTCGCCGCCGCAGTCAGCACGCCGACCTGCGCCTGCGCCGACACGATCGGCTGCAGCACGCTGTTGATCTGGCTCTGCGGCGCCGTGGTGAACGTCGAGACGGCCGCGATGGCGGCGCTGACGTTGCTCATGTAGCCGATCAGTGTCTGGTCGCCGATGGCGGCTGCCAGCGTCGCAGCATCCGCGTCGTCGTCCCCGATTGCGGAATCGATCGGCGGCGAGCCGGCAGCCGTGACAGGCGACGTCTCGTCCTGGATGACCTCGACCGTGATGTGGTACGGGATCAGGTAGGACTTCTGGTAGTTGCCCTTGAATTCGCGCACCACGACGCGGTATTTGAAGCGGCCCCATGTGAGGTCGAGCGGCTGGCCAGCGACGCGCAGCTGGTCGAGGTATTGGGCGCGGTCGACCGCGCCGCTGAAGATGGCGTTGCCTGAGACATCCTTCCCTCCACCCAGCAGCATCCCCGACCAGGTGATGGGATCATCGGAGCGGCCCATCGCGTCGACGACCTTCGTGCCGCCAACGAGCTGATGGACCGCCAGGCGCTGCGCGCCGCCGAAGTTGATCTCGGCCGGGATCTCGAGAGAGCCGAAGACGAAATCGCCGAGCTGAAGCGTCGTCTCCGACGTCTGGGCTCCTGCCATGTTCAGCCCCCTGCGGGTTCAAGACCCAGCGTCGGGTCGTAGCTTGAGCCTCCGGCCTGCGGGCGGCCCAGTTCGGTGGCGGCGCGCTTGAAGACGGCCGAGGCGACCTTGTGACCGTCCAGGTTGATCTGGGTGTGCACGTTGATCGGTTGCCCCGATTTGCCGGCCGCCATGAAGGAACTGGGCCCCATCGCCATTCGACGATCCCGCGCCGCCTTGTCGCGGGCGGCCATGATCGCCATCGGATCGTCCTGGAACCACCCGGCCAGCTTGTTGCCCACCCAGTTACCTGCCGCGTCGGCGCCCAGCGCCTTGGCGCCGTAGTAACCCGCGGCGCCGGCGCCAGCGAGGAGTCCAAGCTGCCCGAGCTTCAGCGCCAGGCCGCCCACGCCGCCAGCCACCTCCAGGAGCATGCTGCCGATGCCGGCGCCCTTGCTCACCATAAGCGCCAAGCCCAGCGCCCGGAAGCCGGCTGTCGCCAGCGTGACCGCGCCGCCAACGGCCACGAGGCCCGACAGCACCGCAAAGCTGATCGCCAGCCCCTTAGTGACGTTCGGGAATTCCCGTGCGAACGCGATCACGCCCTTGAGTACCTTGGTCAGACCACTGACGGCCTTGATGGCGATGGGAAGCACTGTCGTCCCGAGCTCATTCAGGACATCCTTCCACTTGGCGGACAAGTCCAGTTCCTTGCCCTGCATGGTCTGCGAGCCACTCGCGTACAGGACGTCGGTATCGGCAGCCCGCTTCGCGCGCGTGATGTACAGGTCTGCGACCTTCTGCTCCCGAACGAACTGATCGGCCATGTTGGCGGCCGTCCGCTGTCCAAACAGCGTTGCCAAAGCGATGTTGAGATCTTCGCCCTTGAGTCCTTTGCGCTGCAGGAGCGGCACCACCGTTTCGTTCATCCACTTGAACGAGTTCTCGGTGAACCCATGGGCATTGATGACGGCCATCGGGTCGACCTTGGTGATGTGCCCGGTCTTTCCGTAGTGGACGTGCTTCAGGTCGAGAAGGCCATACTTGGCCCAGGTCTCTGCCACCTGCTGAGAAACGCGGCCCATCGCGATGTTCTGGAACATCGACATGGCGCTCGTGCCAGTGCGCGAGCCACCGGACTCCTGCATGAAGTGGCCCAGGCCGTAGAAGAACATCTCGTCGTTCATCAGCTTGGCGCTGACGCCGCCGGTCTTCATGGCCGCCAGGTAGTCCTGTGGCTTGACCATTCCTCCGCTGGCGACATAGGCCTGCGTCATCATGTTGAGCACATGACTGAAGTGCTGAACGTCGATCTGGCCGGTTTGCCGATTGATGAGCGCGCCGCGCAGTTCCGTGGTCTTTAGAGCGGCCTGGAACATCTGCTCGAATTGCGAGCTGTGTTCGCCGCCCATCACGGATTGCAGGCCGAACTTCATCTTCGCCAGCAGCGGCGTCACCTCCATGGCGTGATCGAGACTACCCATGATGGTTGTCGCTTCACGCACAAGTTTCAAGTTGTCGCGAGCCGACTGCCCCATGATGTTCATGCCCTTGGCAAACTGGACGGCCTGCGAGGTCGCCTTATCGCCAAGGCCCAAAGCCGACATCTTGGCGACTTCGGTCTGAAACTTCTTCGCCTCCTCGAGTGGCGCCGAGAACAGCGACAGCCCGAAGCCGCCGGCCGCCAGCATGGCGCCACCCACAAGACCCATGGTCTTGAGCTTGCCCATCTGCCGCTCGATGTCGGTCAGGTGGGTCTTTGTGGCTAGGGCATGGCGGTTGAGCGCGCTAAACTGGCCAGCCAAGCCGATCAGGCCGGTCGATACCCCGTCGATCAGCTTCAGGCGCACCGCGACGCTGTAGGCCTCGAAAGTCATGCCCTCACTCCTGTTTCGCGCTCAAGACTGGCTCGCTGACCGAGTGAGCTGGATTCAATACCCGCGCGTGCGCCGCGTCGGCCCGCGTCCCGCGGTGTTCAAGCACCAGATGCCCTGGTATCTGCGCATGGCGCTGGCCGTCTTCGGCCTGGCGCTCATGGTTGGCTCGGCGGTGGTGCTGCTGGCGCTGGCCGGCCTGGTCTGGGCCGCGCTCATGGCGTGATGTCGCCACCGAAGTAGTCGCCACTGCCCGGCTCGGCGGCGCCGCCGAGGATGCCCTCGACGAGCGCCTGGCCCAGGATCGCCTGGATCTTGTCGCGGTTCTTGAACACCGCTGGACCCATGACCGGCCGTGGCGGCATCTTCGAGGTGCCGAACTCATGGTAGACCAGCGTCGGGTCGGTCGAACCGGCGACGCCCTCCTCCGCGCTCAGCACCTCGTGGCCGAAACTGGCGTACAGGCCGCCGTGGCGCAACAGCGGAGCACCTGCCGGCGCGCCGAGCCTAGCCTTCTCGGCTTCGGTGGAGTCGGCCAGCGGCGCCCAGGCCGGGAATTCGCCCGATTCGCTCTGGTAGTGCCCGACCTGTTCCTTGGCGTCGTTTTCGATGACCAATAGCGCGCGCTCGATCCCGCGCTTCATGCTGGCGTGCACCGCAACCTGCTTCTCCAGAAGGTGCAGCGCGAACAGCGCCATGTCCTCGAATTCCTTGACGGCGGCCATCAGTCCTGATCCTTGAACCGCATCGTCGACCAATCGAAGACGTTGCCCTCCATCTCGCTGAAGACGATCGACCAGGCGGCCCGGGTGACGTCATCGATGGAGAAGGCCACGTCGAACGGGATGCCGTTGCGCACCAGCCAGAGGCATTCCCGAATCGCTGTGGCCTGGGCTAGTTTTTTAGCGCGGCCTTGTCCTGCTCAGGCGTGGAGGCGCCGAACTTCTCCAGCACGGCAGCCTGCACCGCAGCGATGCCGTCCTCGTCCAGGCGCAGGATCAGCGCTTCGACCTCGCCCTTGCGCGTCGGCGGGATGACCGCGTCGCCGTCGATGTCGGTCACGAAGATCAAGGGCAGCACCATGCCCATGTAGACCTCGTTCTTGGACGTGTCGCCCAGAGCCTCGATCAACCGGAATTGCGCGAGCACGCCCGGCTTCTTCAGCGTAATGGAGCGACCGCGCGCATCGGTGATCTGCGCCGACGCCTGCGCCTTGGCGACCAACTGCTCGGTCGGGCTGTTGTTGAGGCTGACCTTGGTCATGATCAGGCGATCTTTTGGCGTTGAGCAGCCACGAAGCTCAGCTTCTGCTTGACCGTCTGGTCGCCGGCCCAGTTGCCCGCGTCGTCGTACTTCAGCAGCACGTTCAGGAACCGGTACTGCGTGACGTTGCCATTGGCCTCGGTGATCGTCTCGGTGATCGTGCCCGGCTGCTCGTTGATGCCGGCGTAGTAGTTCGCCTCGAGTTGGGCGAAGTAGTCGTCGACGGTGCTGTCAGAGCGCTCGATGTCGAAGCCGCCGGTCCATCCGTCGAAGAACCGGGCATGGCGCGTGATGCCATCCAGGCCCTTGACCTTGATCTCGGCAGTGTCCTGGCGCGAGTGGAACCCGGTGATCAGGTTCAGGTTGAGCGGGCCACTGGCCGTCACGATGGTGAGCGTGACGTCGCGGCCGACGGAAAATCCATTCACAGGCATTTGGTGTACTCCAATTGCAGAAATTTGAAGAGAGGCCGGGGGCCTTTCCGGCTATTGCAGGTCGCGCAGGCCGGGACGATGTTTTCGATGCCGTCTGAGCCGCCAATCGCGAGCGCAGTGAAGTGATCCCGCGTCAGCGGGCCACACTCGGATTCGTGGGTAAGGCAGTAGGCGCAACACGCGTTGAAATAGGCGACCCGTTCTCGCCACTCGGCATCGGTGTGGCTGCCGCCATTCCCCATCTTTCTGGCCCTGCGGCGACTGAGGTAGACGGCGTTAGCGCCCGGGTTCGCACGACTCCAGGCAGAGACAAGCGATCGATGAGCTTCGGCATGCTGCTTGCGCCACAGCGTCGACTTCGCATTGAGCTGATCGCGATGCTTCGCGCGATAGCCCGATTGATAGGCGCGCGCCTTCTCGAGATTTCGCGCCCTGGAGGCGAGCACGTTGCGAACGTGACTCGCCTTCTGTTCATCTGTCTTCGGGCGCGCTTTGAGGCACGCCTTGCACTGCGACCGATGACCGTCCTTGTAGGACTTGTGCCGATGAAATTCAGAGAGCAGCTTCTCGGCACCGCACAGATTGCAGACCTTCACGCCAGCTGGGTCTGCTGCTTCTGGATCTGAACCGAAGTACCACCTTCAACATTTATCAGGAACTTCTCGATCACCGCCAGGTACTTGACCTTCACGTCGGCCTGCAGGTAGCCGAGCGCGACGCGCGAGCTGGGGTTGTTGTTCGCATCGACCTGGACGCTGAACGCCGCGCCGCCGTTGGGGTCGCCGATCATTCCCTGCTGCTGCAGGTTCGAGAAGAACGAGCTCAGCGTCGCCGCCGCTTGGCTGCGCACCGTGGCGCTCTGCAACAGGCCGACGAACTTGCCCATGCCCGCATTGATCGTGTAGGCGATGTAGTTCGTCATCCGGGTGTAGTTGTCCCCGTTGATCATCGGGTTCGAGCTGGAGTTGTGCCCGACCCGCGCGCCGAAGTAGTTGCCGCCCGGCACCGGGTTCGTGATGACGTCGATGCCCGCGCTCACGAGTTGCTGCAGCTCGGCCGCGCTGTATTGTTGGTTCGAGTAGCTCTTCTGCGTGCCGACGATGCCCTGCATCTGCTTGTTCAGCGTGCTGTTCTGGGGCGACAGGTTGACCAGCAGGCCGCCGAAGAAGCCCTGCGGGCTCACGACGCGCAGCACGTTGTTGTAGGTGTCGAGCCAGTACACCCAGTCGCCGAAGCACAGCTTGGCGGCGTAGCTGTCGATGCCGGCCGTCGACTTCGTGGTGACCGCATTCGAGATGCTGTCGCCCGACGGCCCCGTCATGATCATGTAGATGCCCTCGGACAGGCCGAAGGTCACCTGCGTCGCCCAGGTCGTGTTGTCGTCGCAGTCGGCCAGGATCGCGACGCTCGCGCCGGTGTTGCGCAGGGCGTACATGCCCTTGCGGGGAACAGTGTCGACGCCGACGAGCACGGAGCCGGTGATGGTCGTAGCGCCATCCGTGCCGCCGGTCAGGCTGTAGGTCGCCGAAGCCGGGGCGGTGGTGCCAGCGCCGGCGGACGCGACCACGATCTGCGACGGGCCGCGCAGCGCGCTGGTGCCGTTGTTGACGGCCGCGGCGATCGCGAGCCACAGGGCATTGCCGCTCAGGCCATTGCCGATGTTGTCGAAGGCCTCGGGCACAAGGCCCGGCGCACCCACGACCACCTTGAAGGTGCCGGTCTGCGAGCCAGGCGAGACCGTGACCTGGATCTGGTTGCCGAACGTGCCGGTGTACTTGCTCGTGAACGTGATGCAGTTCGTCAGCACGGCCACACTGGCCGCCGTGTCGGTGCCGTCGGTGACGCGCACGACCTTGATGTTGTTGGCGCCCTGCTGGATGGCCGTGGCCACCTGGGTGCCCAGGTCGTACTTCCGGGCGTTGATGCTCGAGAAGATCGCACCGAACTGCGCCATGTTGCCCACGGTGGTCGGGCTGTTGGTCGGGCCCCACGATGCGGTGCCGACGATGCCCAGGATGTTGGTCGGCACGCCATTCAGGTACTGCGTCTGCGGCGGGACGATCTGGACGTACAGGTCGGGGACGACCAGGGCGGTGGTGTTGATCTGGCCCTGTTGGGTCACTGGCATGTCGGACTCCTAGAAATGCAAAAGGGCGCCCGAAGGCGCCCTTGATGGGTACGGTGGCTTGCGCTCAGTTCTTGGTCTGCAGATCCGGCGCAGATTCATCGGCGACGACCACCGGCACGACGTTCGATGCGTTTTGGCCCGCCCGGATCTCGTCGATCACCTTTTGATCGGTGATGCGGTCGCCGCGCTTGTAGTCGCCGAAGTCGTTGGTGACGATCAGGTGTTGCATGTCGTTCCTCATTCGTAGGTGGTAGCGATCGAGGCGGCCGCATGGACCGCCCTGGAGGGTGTCAGCTGGTTAGCTGTTGTCCTCTTCCCACTCGATTTCGAAGTCCAGGACGCCGCCGGCGGGCACCGCGGCGCCGCCGAAGTTCAGCGCGAGGATGTCGGTCGTGCCGCGCAGCACCAGCGCCTTGTCCTGGCGGGTGCTGAAGTCCCAGACCGCCTGGTCTTCCTGGGCCGTCGAGACATTCAGGAACAGGCGCTTGGCGCCGACGTTGCCCACCGCGGTACCCAGGCCGGTCGGGTTGACCGTGTACAGGGCCAGTACCGCCGTCGCCGCGGCATCGTTGATGTCGTGCTTGATGGCGGTCGGGTTGGTCGACGTGCCGCCGGTGTTGACCGCGCTGCGGCGCACCAGGGACACCGGGATCTGGCCCGCGGTGGTCGCCAGGCCCGAGACCTTGATCGTCTTGACCCGCACAGTCTTCGTGCCCGAGCCGGCCAGCGTGAGAAGGTCGGTCGGCGTGGCGGCCGGGGTACTGCCCAGCGAGGCGTAGCGGTATGTCGCCTTGGCGCCGTCCGAGCTCACCAGCGCCGCGCCGAGCGCGCCGGGCGCCGAGCGCGCGCGGTCGATGGTTGCGCCGTTGTACAAGCCCGGGTTCTCCAGGACGACGTTCTGCGGAGCGCAGGCGTCGGCGGTGGCGGCGCGTTCGATGAAGAACAGGCCGGTGACCGGGTCGTACAGGGCCTCTTCCTCGATGCCCACGCCGATCGGCAGAAAGCCATTCAGACCCGGGCCGGTGGCCGAGAAGGAATCGTAGGCGATCGTGTCGTAGGTGACCGCGTTGACGATCGCAGAGGCCAGCGGGACGGTGGTCGAGCCTTCGGTGTAGCTGAAGTCGACGTAGGCCGTTTCGAAGTAGCCCGCGCTCGGGAAGTTCGCTGCCTTGTACAGCAGCACCTGCGTCCCGGCCTTGAGCGTACCGGCCGCGCTGATTGTCAGCGACGTGCTGCCACTGCCACCGCCGGCCGAGATGGTCGCGGTGGTCTTGCCCTTGGCCTGCAGGCTGCGGGCGCGGTCGAAGTTTCCACCGCCGGGCGCGCCGCCGTTGAACTCATACTCGGCGGCCACGGCCGTGCCGATGCCAGTCGCGCCGTCGGCCTCGCCAGCAGCGTCGCGCTCCTGGTTGAACACGAAGCCGCGCACCACGACGTTGGACGAGTGGTTCTTCGTGAAGATGCCGGTGAAGGTCGTGCCGGTCACCGCCGTGACGTAGATCGCTTCTTGGTTGCCGCCGCTGTCGACGATGACGACGCCGCCGGTCTGGATCGACCAGGGCACGCCACCCACGGTGCCGGACATGGCCGCAGGCGTGACGGTCTGCGGCGAGGCGTTGAGCGTGATCGCCGAGGCGATCGACGTCTTGAACGACATCGCGAACGACGCCGCGCCAGCGGGAATGCCCACGCTGGGGACGCCATCGATGCCGGTCGAGCGCTGGCGGTCGAGGTTGCCCGCGACATTGAGTAGTTGCGCCACGCCGCCGGCCAGGATGCCGTAGGCGGTGCCGCCGGGCTGCTGGTTGTCGGCGGTATGGAAGGCCGCGATGTTGGCCTTGTTGCCGGTGACGGGATCGGCCATCGTCGCAACGCCCATCTGGGCGCCGCTGTTGGTCGGGTCGGTGACAGTCGAAAGCGACTGCGTCGAGTTGTTCGCGTCCTTGACCGCGAGAGTGGTCTGCGTCATGAACTAGGCTCTTCAGAAGTAGGTGGTGGTCGTCGCGACGTACGGCAGCACGCCGGCGACCGCCGCGGCGTCGTTGACCTGGGCCTGCGTGATCTGCGTCTCGGTCTCGGTCTGGGTCGTCGCGTACTCGACCGTATAGAACAGGTCGCGGCGGTAGACGCCGTCCTTCTGCATCTCGTCCAACATCGCCGAGGACTTGTAGCGAAGCCGCGCCCCGAAGCCATCGGGCATCGTCAGGAACGTCTGAAACGCCAGCGCGGCGTCGATTGGCTGCACCAGACTGTCGCGATTGGCTGGCGTGCTGGCCCAGCAGCTGATCTGGAAGAGTCGTTCCTGCCGACGAACCTCGCGAGCGGCGGTGCCGGTGACGCCAACGCGGGCGCCAAGAAGTCGAGCCGAGTTCGGCAGCGTGATGATCGCGCCTGCAGCTGAGGTGCCGGCGATGTCGACGGCGATCAGCGCGGCGAGCGCGGCGGCAATGCTGGCCAGCGTGTCGGTCGCCAGCACGGAGTAGACGTAGGGCTTCCCGTTGGCCAGCACCGCCACGATGTGCGGGTTGCCCGCTGCCGGCACCACGCCGCCGACCGTCACCGTCTGACCGGCGGCCGTCATGGTCAGCGTGGCCGTATTCACGGCAGTCGTCTGCCAGGTCGGCGGGAAGCGAGTGCTGTTCTTCTCGTCGGGGCGCGGGAAGATCGAAACGTGGCCGACCGCGGGCGCCGCGCGCATGTCGGCTTCGAGGGTGTCGGGGTTCGGCCAACCGGCGTAGATCTTGACGCCGAAGCCGGTCACCGAAGGATTGCCGGTTCCGTTCGGGTACAGCACGCCGGCGACCGAGGTCACAAGGGCGCCAAGGACGTCGCTCAGGTCGGCCATGTCAGGCCTCCAGACGCTCAACCAGCAGTTGGTAGCCGAGCGAGTTCCAGTAAGGCGCCGCGACCTGATAGCGAACGCCCAGGTCGTCGGTCACGATGTCGCGCGTCTCGATGACTCCATTGGCGACGGCGCCGAGCTGGATCAGCACATTCCAGAAGGTGCGCTTGGCATCGCCGGGCAGCCCGGTCGGAGGAATGCCGCGCCCGCTCGAGATCTGGATCGACGCTGCGATGCCTGAAACCACGGCCGTCTCGGTCGCGATGGTCTCGCCGCCGTAGCCGATCGGGCCGACGCCAGCCTGCGCCGCGGGGCGCGTGACAGCGATGGTTCGCGGGTAGATGAAGCTCATGCGAACACCATGGCGCGGAACGGTTGCAGCAGCGCCTTGGTGTCGTCGTCGAGGATCAGGCTGGACAGCACACCCGGCTGGCGCGCGAAGCGCTGCATCGAGGTGTCGCCGGCTTGGATCTTCTCCATGGTGCCCGGCATCCCGGAGGTCGCGATGATCGCGTTGACGATGTTCGCGCAGGCCTGTTTGATCTGGGCGGGCAGGCTGGCGTAGTTCCAGCCGGCCACGTAGTGCATCCGCACCTCGGTGTAGTAGGCCAGCAGCACGCCGGCCGGAACCCACACGGTGCCCGTCTGCGGGTCGATGCTGTTGGCCTGCGGCGTCCACTGCTCCCAGGCCGGCGGGCCGCCGAACTTGGACATGACGGCCAGCAGGTTGTAGGTATCGATCGAGCCAACCGCATCCGAACCGCGGCGCATGTAGCCATAGCGGCCAACGCCCGACAGGACGCCCATCACCGGCGTGCGCGACACCATGGTGATGGGCCGGTTCTCCGGCATCGTCTTCTGCTCGACGATGGTCAGGCCGGCGGCCAGCACTGCGGCCGCGGCATGCGCGAACTGCACGTTGGCGAAGGTCACCGAGTTGCCGTTGATGGCCTGGACCACCAGGGCCTCGGTCGCCGCCGGCGTCACGATGTCCGCGATCAGGACGGCGCCGACCTGCAGTTGAGCGACGGCGCCGCTCAGCTGCACGACGACGTTCTGCCCGGGCACGATCGCGCCCACGAGCGCGAACGAGAGCGACGGGCTCAGGCCGGCCATGTAGGCTGGCGCGCCATTGGCGTCAGGCGCCCACAGCAGCCCTTCAGGGCGCTGCAGGTAGACGTCGATCTGGCCGCTCGCCTGCTGGATCTGGGCGGCAGTGGCGTTCGGAACGCCGAAGGCGGCCAGGTCACCAGACTGCAGGTAAAGCGCGGGCATTTAGCGGCTGGAGAACAGCAGGCCGACGTTCGACAGCGTGCCCGCGCCGCTGATGGCGACGGTGAACGACTGGAACGGCAGGCCGTCGGTGACGTTGAGGACGCCGGCGGTGTTGGCGGTCAGCGCCTGGGTCAGAGCCGGCCCCTGCGGGATCGTGCCCGCGGCGTCGAGGTAGCGCTGCACGGTGATGTTGCCCGCCACCGTGTTCTGCGCACCGATGGCCATCCGGGGATATCCGCCAGCGAGGATCAGCGGGCTCGTGCCCGGCACCGTCAGGCCGAGCTGCGTCGCGGTCAGGAACGCCTGCACCAACGGGCCCGCGTCGACCGCGCCGTGGGTGAGTGCCTGGGAGGTTTCAAGCATGGCTGGTGCCTCGCAATGCGGCGCCAGGCGGCAGGATCAGAGGCGAACTCTGGGCCAGCTCCCGGTCGATCATGTACTGGCCGAGGTTGTCGGGCACCTCGGCGACCCCGGCGCTGAATTCCACGGTGAACATCCGTGGCGCGCCTTCCGCGTCCAGCCAGTCCGAGTTCGGAAACTCGCGGCCCGGCTGGACGTAGAGCCGTTGACGCGGAACATCCGCGTCTTGCGGTCGGTAGACGCGCATTACGGCCGCTGCACGCAGACGACGGCTTGCGCGTAGCTCGCGCCCTTGGCGATGATCGCGTCGAACATCACGCTGACGAACTGGCCCGACAGGTTGCCGGTCAGGCCGAGTTGGAACAGCATGGGGTTCGGGTTGTCGGTCTCGCCCGAGACGTAGGGCATCTCCACCAGTTCCTCCATGAGGATCGCGGCGAAGTAGTTCTTGTTGCCCGCCGGCGGCGCCGAGAAGCCGTACAGCGCACCCGTGGCAGCGGGCAGGAACGCGTCGCCGATGATCGGCAGGATGCCGGCCTGCGTCGACAGTGCCTTGACGACCACGCCCGAGACGACCTCGACTTCGGTCAGGGTGATCTGGCCAGCCTTGGCCTCGCGATCGATGTAGTCGCCCAGGATCGGGTTGACGTAGATCGCGCTGGGCTTGGCGGTGTAGAGCGGGTTGCCCACGATCGCCGCGACTTCCGCCTTCAGGCCGTCGATGATCGACGCGCCCGGGGCGATGGTCGCCTGCAGGGTGATCTGCGACAGCAGGCCCATGTACTGCACCGTGGTCGGGCTCGAAAGGCTGGTGTCGTTGCCGTTCCAGACGTTCGAGGCGCGGGCGACGTTTACGCCGTTCACGATGTCCTCGATGTCCTGGGCGACGACGCCAGCGAAGCGCTTCTGCTGCTGCGTCACCATCTTGTCGAACAGGGCGATGTTCGACTGGTTCACGCAGGCCTTGATGAAGGCCGAGCGCTCGACACGAGTCGGGGACGCCGGGCTCGGGCTGATCGCCGTGCTGCCCTGGCCGCCCGTCGACTGGAACGCGCCGGTCGCGATGGCGGTCTGCTCGAAGTAGCGATGCGGCTGGCCGGTCGCCGGCTTCTGCTTGAAGCGCTGGAGGGCCACCGAGCGGCGGCGGACGATGTCGGTGATCACCGGCTCGTATTCGTTGACCTCGATGGCGCCGGTGCCGAGGTAGTCGGCGGCGGCCTGCAGGGTCATCATCTGGGCTTGGGACATTTCAAGTTCCTTTCAGGCATGAAAAAGGCGCCCTGCGGGGCGCCTTTCGCTGAGATTGGGGATGGATCAGGCGGCCTTGGTCATCCGGGCTTCGGTGATCGCGGCCAGGCGCGCCACGGTCGAGGCGCCGGAGGCCTTGAGCTCGGCGTCGCGCTTGCCGATGGCGTCACCGGCCGCGGCGGCGGCCTGCAGGTCCGGCTTGGCGGCCGGGGCCGTGTCGGTCGGCTTGGTGGGCGCGGCCGAGGCGGCGAAGCCGCGGGCCTTCAGATCCTTGATCTCGGCTTCGAGCGCGGCGATGCGCTCGGTGCCCGCGTCCGCGGCGCCACCGGTGGCAGCGGCGCCCGCGGCAGCCTCCAACCAGTCGTGATCGCGCCAGACGTGCGGCAGCTTGCCGAGGACGGCCTCGGCCTCCATCTTGTCGGCCATGCGGCGCAGGACGGCGACATGGCCGCTGCGCTCGTGGCCGCCCATGCCGGCCGCTTCCATGCCGTCGGCAGCGCCCCGCAGGGCGTCAGCGTGCGTCTTGACCTTGTGCAGCACGTTGGCGGCTTCGAGGTTGCCGGCGCTGGCCTTGAGAGCGGTGATGTCCTCGACGATGGGCTTGAGCGCGGCCGCGAGGATGGCTTGCAGTTCTTCCGGGGTCATGTTGATCTCCGATGAGGCGGCGGACGCCTCGAGTGAGGTAGTGGTGTAGGCGGCCTTGTCCTTGAGCAGGATCGCAGCGCCGGTGAATACACAGCTCGTCACCTCGACCGGGTTGCTGTTCCAGTCGGCGACGGCCGCTTGCGCTTCGTAAGAGAAGCCCAGGAGCGCCTTCTTCGACTGAATCTCAGCCACCACGGCCGGAAAGTCCGCGCCGTACAGGAAACCTTCGATGTGCACGCCATCACCTTCGATGGTGGCGGCCGTGATCACGCCGATCTTCTTCTGCGGGTTGTGCCCGGATAGATCGGGTTGGTAGTCGACGCCCATGCCGAGCAGCGAAGCCAGCGCGGCTTCGGCCACGGCCTTGGGGATCAGCACCTTCTTGCCCTGCGCGCCGCCCACGGGGTTGTCACTGGGCTCGTCCACCCGGGTCAGGATGCCGGAGAACGGCACGCGGTTCGGGTGGTTCGGTACGTCGGGGACTTCGAGGGCCATCGCCTCGAAATGCATCGCCTTGAGGCCGCCGTCGGCCTCGGTGGTGGGCTGCATGTCCATCCGGGCGGACTGGTGTGCCTCCCAGTTGGACGTGTCGATGCCCAGCGCCTTGGCGCGCTCCAGGATCCGGCGCTTGCCCTCGGCGCGCTCGGCATCGCTCAGACCCTTGGTGTGGTCGAGCATCTGCCACGCCATGCGGACGTGCGTCTCATCGTGGATCGGCAGCGCGCGCTTGCCCGGCACCCCGAAATCGGATGCCGGCAGCGCGTCGCGTGCCTCTTTGTTCAGCGCCATGATCAGAGCTGCGCCTTCAGTGCGTTGATGACCGCATCGGCGTTGGTCGTCGTGGTGCCGGTCACCGCCTGCAAGCGGGTGATGGCCAGCTTCAGCTCGGCGGCCCGGAGTTCGACGTCAGCGATCGCGGCGGCGAGCTTGGTGGAGGCCACGGTGTGCTGCAGTTCCTGGGCAACACGCTCGGTGGTGAGGGTGGCTTGACCGGTCATGTCGATCTCCTTCAGAGGGCCTTGAGCTGAGCCATCAGCGGCGCGAAGTCATCGGCGGCAAGATGCTCGGCGACGGTATCGGCGCGGCGCTTCAGATCCGTCAGGGACGCGGTCAGTGCGTGCAGCGCGGCGGATTCCTGGGGCGTCTTCGCGATGGCCGAGGCCTGCGCGATGAGGTCGGACAGCGACTGCGCCAGTTCGCCGTCGACGGTGGCATCACCATCGAACTGCGAGCCGTCCACCTGGCCGACGCCTTCCGCGTTCGCGGGCGATTGCTTGCCGCGTGCCATGTCAGGCCACCAGCACGCAGTCGAACGAGCCGGCCGCCACCGCGACGGTGCCCGCGAACGGAACGAGGTTGACCGTGAAGCCGCTGGACGTCTTGTTGTTGACGTACCAGCCGACGCCCTGGCCCGGGTTCACCAGGACGGCGAAGTTCGCCGGCAGGTTCGCTCCCGCGGGCAGCGAGACCGCGACAGACACGGTCGCGCCGTTGGCGCCCGAGCCGTTTGCGACGCCCTCCAGGACGCCCAGGATCGTGCGGTCGGTGCGGCTCGGCGTGAAGCCATCCGGCACCTCGAGGGTGTGGTGTTCGATGCTCATGGTCAGTTCGCTCCAGTGGGAGGGGTGGGAGGGGCAGCAGGGGCAATCTCTGGGTCATCCACCTGCTTGGCACCTTGCGCGGCCTTGATGGCGACTTGCACGTCGGCGTAGGTCTTGTCCGCCCAGAAGGATTTCAGCGGAGGCATCCCCAGTCGCTCGCGGATCTCGTCGGGCGTCACGGAGTTGCACTCGTAGTAGGTCTTGAGGATCTTCGAGGTCGCTTCCTCGTCCTCGCGATCGAGACCGACGAACTGGAACTTCAGGTTCGTCATGCCCAAGCGGTCATGGATCACGTCGCGCGTGATGTGCGCCTCGATCAGGCGGGCCATCGGCTTGATGGCCATGTCCCAGTCGCGATCCTCGGCGACCTCGCTGGTGTTGCGGTTGACGTCGCGCTCGACGCCGAAGTTCTGCGGGCTCAGGTCGAAGGCAGTCGCGATCTCGCGGATCAGGAACTCCTGCCAGTCGAGGTAGAGCGCGTCGTCGGTACCGGCGTGCAGGCGGATCGCCTCGGGCTTGACCGGGCCGGACAGCAGCGGCGTCTGGCCCTGCCCTTCGACCTCATTGCGCCAGTACGCCCGGAAGGTGAGCATCTGCTGCTCGGTCAGCCCTTCGCCGGCGTAGATCATGTTCTGCGGCTGGGCGTTGCTGGCCGCGTTCGCCGCGTAGCGCCCGACGCCCAGCTTCCACGAGATGGCGTCGTACGCGATCTCCAGCGGGCCGTAGCCGTACGGCGTCTCGCTGGAGGGGTTCAGCCTCATGTAGAGGATGTCTTCGGCCGCCAGCTGCTTGGCGTTGACGTCCGATAGGATCGAGCCGCCGGTGTAGCCCAGACCCTGGATGAAGCGGATCGACTTCGGATTGCCGTCCCACTTGACCACCGGGCGGATCGTCGTCGCGTCAATGGGCCAGAGCCACAGTGGCCGCGCCTTGTCGGGACTCAGCGCATGCTCGAGCACGCCGGCGCCCGTGACCAGCGCGTCCTCGACAAGCTGCTCGATCAGCGAGCGGAAGTGATCGGCCTGGTTCGGTCGCTCCAGGCACATCGCGACCGTCTCGGCCTGCGCTTCGACCGCCCGGCCCTTGACGCCGTCGGGAACGACTTCCCACTGCAGCGAAGCGACCGGGTTCTTGATCGTGTTGATCGCCCGGCGGGCGTAAACCGTGCGCGAGAAGTACCGCAGGTTCGTCGGCGTCGGCTTGGGCGTGCCCAGCGTGCGGTTCTGCCCCATCAAGCTGATGAGCTTGGGGTAGGCCATGGACTCGCGTTCCGGCTGGTAGCGGCGACGCGCGGCCCACAGGCGGAATTCGGACAGAAGGCCCATGCTCAGCCGAAAAGGGTTTGCCGGCCGCTGTCAGCGACCAGCTTGTTGAATGCTCGGCCCAGGGCGTCGACCTGGTCGTCGTACTTGCCGTTCGGGAACATCCGCATCTCCTCGATCAGCGGCTTGTTCCACGGCCCGCGCAGCATCAGCACGTTGCCGACATTGACCTGCGAGGACAGCGGCTCGGCGCGCGTGGTCTTGTCGCCGGTCTCGGTCGACGTATGGACGCGGTATCCGGCCAGTTCCGACACCATGTAGGCGATCTGGGACTTGCCAGCCTGCCCGGGATCCTGCGGCAGGCTCTGTTCGACCAGGTGCCCGTCGCCGTGCACCGTGTTCTTGATCGCGAAGTCCCGCCGATGCGGCAGGTCGCGCACGCTCGCCATGTCGGCGATGATGAAGCGACCGTCCGGCATCGCGCCGATGAGGCCGCCGCGAGTCCAGTCGCCGTCGACCGTCGAGCCCAGATCCCAGCCGCGCACCCAACGGGTGACGCCGGCCGGCAGCGCGTCGACGATCTGGATCTGATCCGGCTGGAACAGGTCGCCGTCGCCCGGGCTGGGGATCTGCTGGTACAGGCTGGCCCAGGTGCGCGGCAGGTTCTCGAACTGCGCCCAGTGCTTGCGGTCGAACCACTCCGTCCACAGGTACTCGCCGTGCGCGCGGCCCAGCGGATCGGTGTCGGTCTCGCACCGCGCCTGCAGGCTCAGAATGCGCCAGTCCTGGCCGTCCTGGCAGCGGAACACGCCCGACTGCCCATTCCAGCCCTCGGGCAGGATCCGGCCGGCGAGATCCTTCTCGCTCCACCGTGTCTGGATCAGGACGATCCAACCGCCGGGGATCAGCCGGGTCTTCAGGTCGTCGTTGTACGCGTTCCAGGTCTTGTCGGAGACCGCGTCGCTGTTCGCCTGCTCGCGACCCTTGACCGGGTCGTCGATGATGATGCCGTGGGCACGGTTGCCGGTGATCCCCGAGAGGATGCCGGCCGCCATGAACTCTGACCGGTTGGTCAGGCTGAACTCTTGCGCCGCCGACGATTCGGCCGTCAGCGTCGCGTTGAAGATGCCGCGGTAGCGCGGCTGCTTGACGATCGACCTGACGCGCCGGCCCATCTTGCGGGCGAGGTCATCGCCGTAGCTGGAGAGGATCAGCCGGCGGTCCGGCTGCTGCCCCAGGTACTTGGACGGGAATACGACCGAGGCGTAGCTCGACTTCGCCGAGCCCGGCGGCGCGAAGATCATGAGCCGGCCATGACGCGTGCGGCTCGTCTCCTCGATCGCGGTCAGGAACAGGCGATGGTGCGCAGCCAGCGTCGTCTCGACTGGCTTGAAGAACTCCGTGTCCGGGTCATCCGTCGTCGGCGCCCCGGGGATGTCGATCGCGTTGGCGTAGTCCAGGACGTCTGCACGCGCCCGGCGCCGAATCAGAAGTTCACGGGCCGCCGCCTGCTGCAATTGCGAGCAGCTCGTCATCGGACAGTTCCTGCGTGCGCCGGGATTCCGACTGGATGGGGCCGCCGCCCTTGCCGGTGAGCTCGCGACGGTTTGTCAGCGCGCCGCCGACCTCCTTGGCGGCCTGCTCGAGGAGCTGGGCGACCAGCGCCATGTTTCCCTGGCTCTCGGCCTTGGTGACCATCCGCTGCAGGGTGCGCAGCCGGAACGCTTGGTTCGCGATGGGCAGATCGGCGATCTGCTCCAGGAACTCCTTGCGGGTCGCCTCGAAGACCGCCCTGAGCTTCTTGCTGATGTCGCGCCCGTTGACCTTGGTCGGGTCGTATTCCTGCACTTGGCGCCGGTCGACCTCGATCCCGAACTCTTCCCTGACGGCGGTCGCCACTTGCGTCGGCGTGTCGTAGCAGGCCAGCGCCTTGACGATGAAGAGCTTTTGCGGCTCCGTGAGCTTGGCCATGGTCGGCCTTTCTGTGGGGGCCGGGTCGGGGTTACGCCGCCCTTAGCAGGCATGTCCCGCAGGCCCCAGCGATTTCGACCCGACCGACCTCCGGCTGACCCCGTGCAGTTGCAGCCATGCGGGACACCGCGCTGTCGGGCCTACCGGTGCCGTACCTACGGACAACCCCAACAAACTCTTCGACGTCATGCCCCTGGATGGTCAGCCGGGGCAGCCCGCTCTTGAGGAACGCAGGCGCGCCGAACACGTCGCGTGCTTGGCAGATGTGGAACAGCTCGTGCTCGACCAGTGCGCAGAACTCAATGTCCTCACACCGGGTGCAGTAGCTGGCGTCCAGGGTGATCAGGAACTTCGGCACGCGGCCGAACCATTCCCGCATCTGCTGCTCCTGGCGTTCGCGCTGCCATGCGGAGCACCGGAAGGCGACCTCTTCGGCGGTGCCGATGACGGTGCGCATCTTCGACTGGTAGCCGCGGGGAGCCCACAGGAACTCCAGGTCGGCGTCGATCAAGTGGGCGTGATCCGGGTTATGGATCGCGCCGTCTTCGGCGAGGATGGTGCGCTGCACCCAGTCCCTCGCCTCTCTGGCGGGCGTGAAGTTCCAGCAGTCCGTCGGCGGCATCGGCCGCTGTCTGGGGGAAGGCTTCACATTTCGCATGGTGTTTCGTGCCAGCGCCCGCCGCGCGCCGTCAAGGAGTACGGCCGCTCGTTCACTCGCATCGCTGGCTGCCGGTGATCGTGGCGATGTCCGCCGGCTGCATCGGGCCTGACTCGGTGTTGGTGCCGTGTCCCTGCTGGGCGCTGAGTGGCGAAGGCCGAGCCGTTGATGGCGCTGAAGGCTCTCCCGAGCGAATGGGTGGCGGCCGGCCGGTTCAGGCCCTTAGCCGGCCAGGGTAGCGAACGCTCCCCGGTCAGACCTGCCGTTGATGGGTCACTTGCCTTCGGGGCGCTTGTCGAGGCCGGCGCCGGCCAAGATCTCGGCGACGTCGTCCACATGCAGGCAGTCGCAGAGGCACGCGTATTCCAGGGCGCCCTTGCCCACGATGGCGCCGTTGCAGTAGTCGTTGCCCGGCACGGCGTCGACCAGCCAGCCGAATGCCTCGATCTTTCCGCCGGCGAGTCGGACGATCTTGTCCCCGTTCTTGGCCTCGCGGCCGTTCCTGTAGTGCATGGCGGGCTCCAATGAAAAACCCGCCTCGGCTCGCACCGGGCGGGTTGTGTGTGGGGGCGACGACTCCATAGCTCCGCCATCGAATGGCTGCAGGTCGAGCCTGCTTAGGCTTGGGGCCGTCAAATTCACTCGGAAGGGCAGCACCGCGACCGAGCGGGGAGCGTCACGCGGACGCTGACCGCGAGTCTAAACGCGATCTTTCAGTTTGACAAGAGTTCGCCCATCTCGCGGCGGTAGGCCCCGAGCATGATCTCGACCTGGACGTGCAGATGGCGGGCGAAGGCCTCGCTCTCGCGCTCTTCCGCGCCCGCCGTGCGTCGTCCGCCGACGCAGTGCTTGCAGATGAACGTCTGGGGCTTGCCGTCGTAGCCGCCGGTGAATCCGAGCCCGTTGCAGTGCAGGCAGAGCGGATCGAGGATGATGTCCAGGACGCGGCCGGCGATCGCGCGGATGATCTCCTCGCGGCGGCGCACCTTCTCGGCCCACACCTTCAGCGGCGCGCGTTCGATGGGGACGGGGCCCGGCGCCATGAAGTTGACCTTGAGCGCCTGCTCGCGCGCCCAGCGGCCGAAGGCTTCCTTCGTCGCCGCCCGGGAGGGGAGCTTGAGCAGGATGTGCGCGCGGGCCATGAGGGCATCGCGGTAGGCGCCATCGCGCATCTGTGCGGCCGTAGCCTTCCCGCCGCGCTTGGCGACCACCTTGGCCTGTTCCTGCGTGCGCTGGTGGTTGCGCTCGACGAGGTGCACTTCGCTGCGCGCCTGGTCGAACTCCTGCTGGAGTCGGACGAGCTGGCCAGCGACGTCGTCGCCGCGGCGGTCGGACACCCGGCGGCGCGCAGCGCCGGCGGCCATGACGAAGTCGACGTCGCCGCGCTTGTGGGGCACGACCTCGAGGTGGATCGACTTCATCGCGCAGATGTAGCGCTCGTCCAGGGTCGGGGCTTCGGTCATGGTTGCGGCTCCTCTTCGGCCAGGACGTACACGCTGACGCGCTTGAGGATGCCCTCGCCTGCGAGCGATGAAAG